CTCTGAAAGCATGCTCTTCAGTACGCGGAAACTGTCTGTAATATTCGTTTAAGCCGTCCTGGTCGCCTTTTAAACCGTCAACCTCATTATCCCAGTGCTCAATAACTCCAACGTCTATAACGTCGCCGTATGGCCCCTCAACTGGTTCTTTTGGCGTATCAAAGACAGGGTGTCCATAAGAATCAATGAATCCCTCGTAATTCCATTCCATAGGTATGAACAAAGAATATAATCCTGAGCGAGTCTGTCCATTGCGGTTTCTTTTTGTAACGTTTGAATCATTGTACAATTTTTTAAAGTTTTCGCCTCCTTTGTCGAGTGCGTTTGATGTTGAACCCATCATACACTTACCGATAACTCTGCTACCTAGCCTTAACGTTGTTTTAGTTACACGCCAGTTGTTTAATATATTGTCTGGCTTTTCCCACTTACCAGATTCGTCGTGTACTAGCAGTTTTAGTTTTTCACCATCATAACTGTTATCACCTGTGTTTTTCCAGTCAATAGTTGTATCAAGGCCTTCAAGCTCTTCGCGTTGCCGCCCTGATTCTATAGACTTTCTTGTTAGCTTAGACGCTGGAACTCTATATGCTAATTCTGTTTTTGGACGGTCCATACCGTCTTGTATTGGTTTAAAGAAAAAAGGATAGTTTATTGAAATTGGTACAACCTTATCTGTAAACATTTTTTTCGCATCCCCACCAGATTTGGACAATATTCCAAACCGTGCGTCGCTTGATATTGTAGCCCAGTTAACGGTTTCAGCTGATGCCATAAACGAAAAGCCCGAACGTCTGTTTTTGAGATAGCACATTCCATAACTTCTGGAGTCTGCTTTGCAAGCTTCCCAGAAAATGAAGAAAAGTCTGTTTGCTTCCCTAAACTCTGGTGCCCCAACATCAATTTTGGTCCACTGCAGGTACATGTAATTAGTACCAGTGATGTAAGTAGCCACATCTTTATTATAGAACCAATGGCCTTCTTCGCGTCGTTTGAATTCTTCATCTATATATGGTTCCCATATTTCTTGGAATTCTTCTGGGTAATTCTTCCAATCAAATATGGTTTTTATTTTACTTAACTCTTTTGGATAATCGGCTTTAACCCATTTATTTTTGCCTTTAACTAATTTAGTTGGCGCTGGCGGTAATGCTATCTTAAGATTTTGTATTTCGTATACTTCGCCTATTTGTCCGGTTTTACTTATAACAACAATATCTTCTTCTTTGTCATAACCGTATTTCCAACGCTTAGCTTTGTTAAATCGCTTTAGCTTGTTTATTTTAATAGGCTCTATAACCTTATATAAAGTTTGCTGATACATTACTTACTTCTTTTTTCAGCAAAGCCTTTAAACGCTTCTTTTTTTTCTTCGCGTGGTTTATTCTCTAAAACCGCTTTTTCTTCTTGTATACGGTTTAATATTTCAAACGCGTCAAATATTGCTAGCTTTTTAGTAGCCGCCGCATTTTTTAATCTATCAGCAGACACATCATCTTCCGTATTGGTGATGATTTTTTCTTCAGCTACTTTAATTAGCTCATCAACTGCTTTGTAGCCAGCTTGGATTATACTCGACTTCGTCTCCTTGATATTCATATTTAATTGAAATTGAATTGGTAGGCACACGATACATTCTTTCTTTTTCTACAATAAATTCGTATTCACTCGATGGTGTAAACCCAATCAAAGTTCCTGCTTTAATACCATTCTTTTCCAATGCTCTATCCACATATTTCATAACACCTATTAAAGGTTGCTCGTTATTGGTATCAAATTTATCTTTAGATTCTAAAGGTTTCACAAAACAAAATCCCTTAGGTGCGTGCCATTTATCTTTACGCTTATATAAAAAAATTTGGTCAGTCGTTATAAAGTATTTGTCTTCTTCAAAATAACTTGATGAATTCTTTTCTTTACCGCGAACATCGTACCACCGGCGAAAAACATTATGATGAACGATTACTTCGTCACCTTTTTTAATATCTGTTTTTTCTGCTAATGGTGTTTCAAGTACAATAGCATTCCTGCTAATATACCTGTGATCTGATATTTCTGTATTTAATATTAGTTCGCTATCGCCAATTTGTTTTTTGTTATTATAACGTTCTTCTTTTGGCTCTACTATAAAGCTAAAAATGCTTCGCATTAATATTCTAAATTATATTCAACTGCTACTGCCATGTTTTTGTTAAAATCTTTCCAAGGCAGTACTTCGTTGTTTTTCTTAATATAAATACTGTATTTATTTTCTTCCTCGACTATATCACAAATGGTATGCCCTCCGTAGACCTCTTGACCTACGGAGTAATGCATAGCTTCATTTTTATAGTCTCTCCCGATACTAATCTTTCTTATCAGATTCATCTTCGTCCGGGATTGCTACGTAAGTTCCATCTTGAATATTTACAGATACTTTACCGTATTCTTCTTCAAGCTCTTTTTGAAACTTTTGTAATTGTGATTGGATGTCAGCGGTTTGGTGCAATAGCCCGTGCTTTTCTGTTTCAAGCTGGCCTAATTGCATTTGTGCTTGGTTTAAGGTTTGTACAAACCCTTGCAATTGTTTTAATTGCTCTTCTGTGATTTTTGCGTCGTTAGACATAATTTAATTTAATTTAATTGTTAATAATTATTATGCGGTTGGTAACTGCTTGGTTACACTGGTAGGTGTAATTTTTTCTACAAGCTGAGCATCTAATCCAGCTTTTAGCGCGTCAACATCTAAGTCACTTGCTTCAAGCCAGCCTTCTACAATTGTTTGCGTAAGATCATCAAAAGCTGTATAATCATCCGCGTCTGGTGCTGCCACAGTTTGTGTTCCAATAGAATTAACTGTATATGCGTTTCCGGCTGCATCATTTTGATCAGATGTAGCAGTAAGACCCCAGTGGATATTATATACCACATCAGTAAGACTATCTTGCGACGGGTAGGTATCGAGGGCATTAATGCTCCAAGAATATGTATTTGCCATTATTGTTTTTTTGTTTTATTAATTTATATATAATTGCATAATGTTATTATTACACAATAGTTTAGCTTTTTATTTTAAACGCATACGTCAAAAGAATAAGCAAGTTCTATATCTGCAGTGTATAGAGTATTTTCATTACCGCCATCTTTACTTATTTCAATTCTAACATAATTTATTGAGCTAGAATTGCCTGTATTGTAACCAAAATATCTAAAAGTTGAAGACCCAGATAGCGCTAATGTCCATGGTCCTGTTGAATTAGCAGAATAATATAATCTGAAATCATCTATAAGACCGCTAATAAGCCTGGCTTCAATGTAACCATATCCGGCAGTAGCTATATAATTGCTAGGAACATCTATTTGCCATCTTGAATCAGAATCGTTACCATCACCATATGTTTTGTCTTGAAACGTTATTGATTGGTCATTAACAACTCCACTTGTGCTACACGCCTGGTCTACATACCCATCTTGACTTCCTATATTGATAGCCCCAGATATGTGTGAAAAAAATGGGGATAAACCATACCCATAAAATTCTGACATTGCATGGGGAGCTGTTTGGTTTACGCCACCGGCTTCACCTAATTTAAACAAACTACCAGTTTGCGGGGTTGTTCCTCCCGCAAAATTTGAATTTGCAGTATTTGACGCCCTGCTTAATTCTGTATTTATTTGAGAAACTTTAATTTCCCCGCTAGTCGGTAAAGGCATTTAATTGATTTTTAAGTTCATCAATTTGCTTCTGTTGCTCTTTTATAGCTTCGATAAGTAAAGGCACTAGCTTCTCATATTTAACAGTCTTATAATTTTCACCGCTTGCAGAATAGCTTTCTCCGTTTTCTTTATTATCAACAGCATTTGTAATATTACCTAAATTAGTTTTGAGTCTTTCATCTGAATAATAAGCTACTATGTCCCCCGCCGCCCTTATTGACGAAGTGCCAGTATTGTTTACTTCAAAAGCCTTATTGTTATATACTGTAACGTAGGTAGAATCGTTCATGTGTATACCTCCCCCATAAGTCGCAAAGAATATACCAGTAGCGCCACTAGTTCTAAACCAATTGCTACAAGAAATAGAATTTGTTACGCCTGAATCGTAGCCAGTATAAATGCTACCTGTTGATTTTATATCGCCAGCAACATCCAGTTTTTCCCCAGGACTCGTCGTCCCGATCCCAACGTTGCCGCCGCTAAGTATAGTCAACACGTCCGTGTTACTGCTAGTTGCTTTAAAACTATAAGCGGTATATGTAAGGCCACTACTATAATTGTTGTAAAACGACATAGGAGAGTTACCATTAGCGGTTATATATTGGTACATATTACTATCCCCGCTAGTATACCTAAACCCTATTTTACCGTTATATATCGTTTTTATATTTCCTGAAACTTCTAGCTTTTCACTCGGGCTCGTCGTTCCAATCCCGACGTTGACTGAGGAGTCGATACGCATGCGTTCGACGTTGCCTGAGGAGTCGATACGCATGCGTTCACTTCCATTTGTGTGGAACTCAAAATTGCCTGCACCGCCTCTTATTCTTTCTTTATAATCGCCGCCACCTGTAACGTTAAGGAAATCTATCCAACCAGAATTACTCCCGTTGCTGACTATTTCAATCCCCGCGTATGTTGAAGAATGAACGCCTATATGCACTCCTAATGCCCCGGCTGAAGTATCTAAACCGGTTGCAGCGACATGAAGAGGCGATCCAGGATTAGTCGTACCAATCCCAACGTTGCCCCCAGACAGTATTGTCATTTTTTGAGTTTCGGAACCCCCTGTTCCTGTGAAGAAACTAATACCGCCATACTCACTAGCTAATTTTAGATAATCGCCGCTATCAGTGTGTTGTATAAAAGATCTTCTCGTACCGGCTTGGTTAAATGATATGTATGGACTACCGGTAGCGGAAGTTGTGCTTACTTGTAATAAATGATCACCACCTTCAACTTCCAGCTTAGCTGC